CTCGATGCCGTTGCTAATATCTTTAACCTGGTAATGCTTCATTTATCAAAGTTTGTAATTGCAAAAATAAGGTGTTATTCCATAGGTTCAACATATCGCCTGCTGGCCCACGTAACCCACCTTGTATGTCAACAGGTTTTCCATTACTATCTCTTACTACTTCGAATCCTACCGTGCATCTACAATTACACACGTTACCTGCGCTGCCGTTAGGGTCTCCGGGGAACTCCATAATATCTATGCTGCGTAAACCGGGAACTGTAAATGGCTCATCTATTCGTGTAGTCTTTCCATCCATGTGTAGATGGTCATAATCATTGCGGGGTATTCTACGTGTACGGTCATCAGTTATTGCTATCCATTCTTTAACGGTTAGTAACCCAGTTGATACCGCCCCAAGCATTGCACCCTGATTGGCGGCCCGTGTTGTTTCGGTACGTGCGATAAGTTCAGCCCGGTAAACATTGATACCTAATTTCTCTATTTCTTTCATCATTTGCATAATACTCCACCCCTCCTGCATACCTTGTATTAATACTTTGCGGATAGTTTCCTTAGTGGTAGATGTAATGCCGTTGACTAAATTAGTTAACCCTTGTTCAAGAAATAGTTTTATAACTGCCGCCCATCTCTGTTCAGGTGTCATGGAATCCTTGATACCTGCCGACTTGCGTATTTTGTCATAGTTATACTTCGCCATCGTTATACCTGCATCGTTGTGCAGTTTGCGGATGTACTGCTTTAACTTTTCCTCATCCGGTTGCTCACCTTTGAGTAATGCCATACATTGCTTATCCAACTCACGCTTAATAAGTACCCTGTATCGTTTGCGGTATGCGTTATAAAGTTGGCGGTACATTCAGAGGCAGGTTAGTGAAATCATCAACGGGTGTCAAACCTTGCGGAATGTACAACTTTTGATAATCTTCAATCGGTACATTCGGATCGGGTGCAAGTCCTTGTATCTTTAATTTCTGCTCGGGTGTTAACCACCACGCAGTATTTAACCAGGTAGATTGCTCTGCTCTGTTTGCTTCAAGTTCGGAGTAGATACTCATGTCAAAGTCCACGAATATATCCGACCCCTTATAACCCCAATCGGTCTGCATCTTTCGGTTGATATTATCCCTGATAGCAGTTAGTTCGGGTAACACCGCCCGAACGGTTAGCGATTTCTCCGCTTCCTTCATGTTGTTGTACGTTGCAGCATCCGTATTACCCAGTAACACCGGAGGTACGCCATAGATTGAGCATAGGGCCTCTTTATCCCATTTCTCGGCTTCAATCAGTTGCAAGTCCTTTGCAGGTAACCCAATTTGCGCCCATCCTACTTTGTAGCCCGATACGGCTGCGCTGCCATGCTTTGCGGCCCCTGTGTTCGCTGATATTTGCATCTTGAGTGCCTGTGCTTGTTCGCTGCCGGATAAAGGGTCAAAGCGTTGGTCATCCATGTATAACACCCCTAACGGCCCCATGTTATCGAACATCGCTACGGATGCCTCCTTGCTTGCATTGGAACGTGTCAGTACCTTAGATGCAGCACGTAGCGGTGATAATCCGTACAACTGCCCTCCGGTCGCATTCCATTCGGGGTTGAAGTATTTATCATGCAGAATCTCAATAGTATTGAAAGGGATATACTGCCCGTAGTAAAGTTGATAGGCTACCTTCTTTGGGGGGAACTGCTCAATATCTACTTTGATTGCCATGTATTGGGATGGCAGCATATAAAGTTCTAACGGCTTGCCTCTGTTTACTGATTCCTCACCGACCTGCTTTGCATACATGAAAGCATTGCCTGTTATCTTCTTAAACCCGACCCATTGCTCTATAATGTCGCTCCATGTATCTTCAGAGTTCGGGTATTTGAGTAATTCATTCAGCCTGCTATCGCCTTCGTATATCTCGAATGCCTCTTCTTTCAGTTCCTTCAGTTTGGCATAGTCAGTAATAGCATCCGGTTGCTGCATCTTAGCCATGTAGCGCTTCTGCGCTGCTTTATTCTTTACACGGTACACAAACCAGGGCGCAACCTTTGCTTTTTGGGTTATCAGCGTAATGATGGCATACACTAAATCATTGCCTATGTAACTATCCCGAACTATCTCTGCTTGATTCTGCCCATCCCACGTGAGTAACCCACGCTCTACCGACATTTGCATAGGCATCTTAGCGGGTGCCGCCTTACGATTAAGAAAATCGAATAAACCCATATTAAAATGATTTATACAAAATTACACCGAAAACCCTTACCATACCGCCACCTTGAACGCTGGCTTATGTAGGTGGGTGAATATGGCATACCGCATCGCATCAAGGGCATCATCTGATTCCTTTACAGGTTCATCAATCACATTATCGTTTTTATCCTTGCGCCATTTGTAGGATTGCAGTTCACGAATGATGTCTTTGCTATCCTTGTGTACGAATAACGGATATGATTTCACTTTCAGTATCCCTGCCCATACTTCTTTGTTTGCAGTTTGTGCGTTGATACCGCCCCTGTATAGTTCCTCAATGCTTTTCGGTTCGGCTGCATCGCAGTACACGGGCTTGCGGTCGCTGATATGATCCTTCACTTCCCTGCTTATTTCAGATGGGGTTAATCCGGATTTGTAAATCAGTTGCTTTACATAATTTGCCCCCTGGTAATGGCATACCTTGACAAGCGCAAGCGGATGCACATAACCGAAGTCTAATCCATAGAATATATCGCCCCCTTCGGGTAACTCATCTGTTATTTGCCATTGGGTATAAATAATCTCCTTCGCAGCGCCACGCTCACCCAGTCCGTACACCTTCCACATGAAATCATCGGGTAGTAGTTTGTAGCTTTCAATCGTGTCTATCTGAATCTGCGAAAGGTTGCCGAGGTTATTAAGATAGGTTGAATGTATGCGTTTGTTGATTGGGTTATCCGATACTTCATAAACCCAACTAACGAAGTCTGCAGGATTCCAATCTAAGAATATCTTACCCGTTGTACGCATCGCCAGTTGGTCGAATAACGCCTTACGGATTAGGTTGGCTTCATTAACAAATAGTATATCCCTACCCGGCCCACGTGCTTTGCCTTCATCTTCAAGTCCAAATAGTTCGATGTAGCTTCCATTATCAAATCGGTAGATAAAATCGGTGTAACTGAATTTCTTGTCATCCCATAGATGCCATTCTTCCATGATGGTTTTGAAATCCCTGTATGCACCACGTTTGATATGTGGGAGGGAGTGCGATACAATAGAGATGCGGATGTTTTTGGCATTCTTATCGGCTGCGATTGAGATAAGGAGTTGTACTATAGAGTAACTCTTGCTGCTACGTGAACCGCCCTCATTACATATTATCGGGGCATCACTTTGGTATGCTTCAAGATTCTTAAAGAATACATCCGTTGCTCTAATCTGTTTTAATTCCACAGGTCTTAAATTCGTTTAACGTACAAAACTCTTCTTTAGTCTTTTGCAGAACCGAGTAAACATTCCACCCATCAGTAGTATTGCCCATAGCAGCAACGCTACCAACAGAGATAAGGTTATAACCGCAGACTTGAGCCAAATTACGATAGAACTCTTCGGTGTAGTAGTTGAATCCATGTCCGGGCCAGTTGCCTGTTTTGGGGTTTTCGGAGATGATATAACCTCCGACTTTAACGAGGTTGTGTTTATTTTTCCAACAGTTGTATATGGCTTTGATGTCGTGTTTGCCGTTTGTACCAACGTGTTCAGAGGTTCCGGCATCCACCAATAAATCAAACTGCTTGCTGAACTTGTGAAGTACGGATAAGTCCAACGGGGTTGAGCCGTTCTCACCCGATATGTCAATGGCTTCGTATTCTTTGCCTGCATAGTAACTGTCTTTAGTGTATGGTGCGGGTAATGGTACCCTGTAATCGTTTTGCGCTCCGAGGTCTACCACCGATTGTATATGTGGCAGGTAGGGGTCTATTAGTTTTGTTGTTTCGTGAGTGTAGCCCATATTATTTCTTTAAGTGTACCACTATATCCCTGTGGTCGGGTGTTAGGTTACGGCTAACAATTTTGAATTTATGCTTCATAATATCAACCGTTCTATCATCTTGGTAGAAGTGTCCGATTAACATTCTATCTCCTAAAATGTACTTGCTCCAATCATCGAAGTCGGGAAACTCTGCTTTAAGTTTATCAAAGTTACTAATCATTATCACACAATCCCCGCCCTTCTTCATCACTCTGTAAATAGATTGCAGATACTCTTTGATGGCATCATTTGAGAAGTGGCAGAATACTCCGTAACTAAATACGAAGTCAATTGAGTTGTCCGGTATGCCTGTGCATTTGTAATCTTGATTATCCAACTCAATGTACTTCACATTATGATACCTTACTCCATCATGTATTGGTATTACATCTATTCCGATTACATTATCGAACTGCTCTGATAGTACCTTAGTAAATACACCGCCACCGCATCCTATTTCTAAACAGGTTTTATTACTGAATGGCACAATAGTACGTTCAATCACCTTGTCTATGCCTATCCCATAGGTAAACGCTTCATAATATCCGCTCTTGCCCCAAAAGTTAATGAATTGCTCTTTGGTGAAGTCCATTACTCGTTGGGTTGTTTAGATTCACTAAATGTTGCATCAAATGCTGCTATTGCATTATTTGCCTCGTACCATGCGGATTCCCATCCTGCATTCGGCTTCTTTATGCACTCTAAATATACCTCCAACCATAACTGCTTTCTTTGTCGCTTGTGTATTACTTTTTCTCTGTCATTCATAACTAATCCTTTACCCCCCAGTTAATAAAATAAGGTTCAACAGGTAGATAATGCCTGTATGCCAACCCTCCGTACGGCTGCACCGGAATCCCTGCTAAGTTCATCAATCCGGATAGTAACGCCTGGTCATGCCGGCTGCTGATAAATTGCGGGTTAACGGATTCATTGTGATGAAAACAATTCTCTTTTGCTCCCTTTATCCATTTTTCAAAGATAGGCATCGTTGCGGGGTGGTCGAAATCAAACACAATGCAACACGCCATAATCTGATACATGGTAATCACATCCCTATAGCTATTTAGCCCTAAGAACTTAATCTGATGGTCGGGTATGTACTTGTGTAGCGGATGCCCCTCGTTGTTCCATGCTACTATCCCGTGTTCGGCTGCTAATGCCCACAACGGATCGGGATTCTGGTGTACCCTGATTGTTGAATCACACCAAATGATTTTCCGGTATCCCATCTCAAGTGCCTCCGCTACCATAAACGGCTTGAATTGATAAGGCATATTTTGGTGATTCCATGACTTGCCCCATCGTTCGGTATCAGGCCAGTCGCCGAGGTGAATCTTACGCTCTAAGTACTCATCCACATACCCATCCACACTTCGCAGGTGAGTGTCATAGTCCGGTGCTTTGCGGTCTATACTGCGAATGAGTCCTAATTGTGCCTCGTTGTAGTTTTCCCTGCCTGTAGAGGATAGGGATACGATTACTTTACCGGATGTTATCTGGCCCATATTACATTTTCTAAGTTTGTTAATAAGCATTTCGTTAACCCTGCCTTATTGCAGTAATCTTTGATAAGGTGAAATAAATCTACATTACCATTATGCTCAATGCATACCATCTGCGTATGCTTGAGGTTAATCTGTTCGAGTATCTCATAATCTACCCCCTCGGCATCAATACTGATGAAATCAAAGTATTTAAATGGCGAGTTCTTAATTAGGGTGTTGTAAGTCCATACCTCTGTCATTCGCTCTTTGAACTCCGTACCCGGCCATCGTTTGAGTTCAGTACGTTTGATTGTACTAAGTAGGGATACATCCCCCTTGCCCAAATGGTTTCCCATCTCATGGAAGGTACAATGCCCATCTGTTTCGCCTATTGCTACATTGAACTTGTGTACCATAGGATTGGCTAAGATGCGGTTGAAGGCTTCCTCAGATGGCTCTACCAGTACACCGCTCCAACCCTGTTGCTGCAATGCGTAGGTATTGGATAGGGTAACCCCATCGTTCGCCCCAATGTCAAGGAAGAATCCTTTGCGGGATTGGAAGTAGGAAAGGATAATGTCCTGTTCGTTGTTTTGGCTATATCTCATTTGTTTGTCCTGAATTGATAATGATAAAGTTCCTTCTCAATCTTCACCTCGGTCTTAATCAGCCCGGCATTGTGTATAGCAGTAGCCCAGGCATAATCTTCACCGATACGTATATCCATGAAAGGGAACGCCATAGCAATCTCCCTGCGTATTGGTACAATGTGATTAGGGTAGCGGTAATACGCCCCGCCCTTCGCCTCATAGCCGTAATCCTTTGATATGTACCACTTCCTTTCATCCCTGCCATCTGTGGTCATTGTGCCATTGAATACGATGGCATCGGGATTACTCTCGGCTGCCGTTAGTATGTCTTTAACGTAGGTACTTGCAACCATGTCATCATCATCTATGAATACCACATATTTGCCTGTGCTGCGGTGTAGTAGTATATTTCTTTTCCTTCCCGTACTCATAGTACCATTATCCGACTCGGTTAGAACTTCAACCTCCGGTGTACGTTGCGGTGTCAGTACCTGTAGCAACTTCGAAAGATAGCCGATGCGTTGGGGTAGGGTGCAAATGAGTATTGATAGGGTCATACATTCTGTTTAGGAAACCCGGCTTTTGACCGCCGGATATAGGTTATCTCATCAGCACGGTAAAACGATTGAGTGTGATTCAGCAACGCATCCACAGGTTCACCAGTCCATGCCGGGTGGTAGTGGTCAAATATCCGCTTATCTACGTATTTATACGCATTTATCTGCTTTGCCACATCCATAGCCTCGTTATCGCACCAAAGGGATTCATATTGGGGGTGGTAGATGTACCCGAACCGCTCATAATACGTTCTACCCATGATACTCATTGTAGGTAGCAGGTGATTAACCCGCCCATCGGGAAAGTGAATGAATAGGTCTAAGTTACCCTCAAATGCGTTGATAATGTCAATGTCATAGCCGTGCTTAATGAATCGCATATCATCGCTCATATTCACAACTATATCCCCCTGCCATCCTTCCATGCCCCGGTTGATGGCGTGTACCTTGCTTTTGGATTTACCCATTGTGATAAACACATTAGGGAACTTTAGTAGGTCGGATAACTCATTTGAATTGAGCGTAACGGTATCATCATCATCTACGGTCAGTCCAACCGTGTACTTCTTAGAATGTGAATATGCCTGAATGGTAGCAAATGCAGCAGCCATCTTTTCGGGCCGGCTTCGTGTAGCAAAGTTGTAATGTATGTGCATGGTGTCCGAGCGTGTTTCACAAAGATAGCAAATATCTTTGGTGTGGTCCATCTGTAACCTGCACTTTTGTTTTCCACAATAGATGCACAATTTATACAATGGGCTGTGATTTGGTGTCGGGGATAATTTGAATGATGGTAGTCGGCATTGGGTTATCGGGATCATTGGCTACCTGTAGCGGGATGAGTTTACTTGCCAGTCGGTAAAATTCGGTTGGGTTCGATTCTGCCCAAGTCATAATATTTGCCGATGGGGATTGCTGCAATAACTCAAACGCATAGGCAAAATGTTCCCTCACCGATTTGGTAGCCCTGTTCGGTGAACCCTTCGGCCTACCATTTGGATTGTTCGTATGTCCTTTCTTTGGCACTCTGTAGATACTTGTTGTTTACAAAGGTACTTACTTCCAACTCAAACCACCAAATTCTCACATATTCCTTGTCAAATTCTCACGTAACGCATTGATAATGAGTTAATTATTCAATATTCTCAAATTCTCACTCACCCTTTAGTATAGTATGGTATTAGATATATAAATATATAGAATTATTATTTTCTTTAAATTCTCGAGCAAGTGAGAATATGGGTAGTTAGCCTATGATAATCAATAAGTTATAAATTCTCACTTGGTGAGAATATTGAGAATATGATGCCAACGGAATGGTATAGTTTATCGCTCACAAATGTTGGGTATTACCCCCAAATTGGGCGTTAATGCGTATAAAAAACCCCCGATGTAGAAACACCAGGGGAAACCAAAACACCACATGAAATATTATTTCAGTCGGTTAGCAATTGTAACCAACTCACATCTTCTCATACTGCCCATGCGCAACCCTCTTAACCACCCTTGCAAAATCAGCCCTCCGAATCGCATTAAAAAACCTCTTAGGCTTAATATTGAATCTTAGGCAGAGCAAATCTACCTCCTTTGTTGTAAACTTAGGCGGTAGGTTATCAACTAACAATCGCAGGTCAGCAGGAAGGCCGGATTCCGTTTCCGCGCATAACTCACTAATTATCGATATAGTACTCTCGGCATAGTACCTGTAAAGATTATATGCTTTGTTGACTATTTCCACCGTTATAACGGGTTTTAGTGCATTTTGGCATATAGCTACCACATGGCACATACGTGGGAAGTATGCGCTCATTTTAGCTTCCGCACCCATAATGTATTGTTCGGCCTTACCTGCCATCCGGCTATTAGCATCCGCTAAATTCTGCCTGTAGTATTTGGTGTATAGTGTTTTCGCATCTGGTGTAATCTCAATTCGTATGGGCGCACAATCCCCGGCTGCAAATTCTTTGTTGATGCGGTACAGGTGAGTTACCAATTCTTTCCACTCCTTACACATTTGCCGGCCACCGCTAAATGGGTCGGCATCTTCATTCAGTTTGATGTAATCGGATTTAACCATAAGGAAACGTGAGGCGAATCCTGATTGAATTTTATCAGCCCCGAATATGTGTGCCAACCTGGATGGCTGCGTACCCATCAAAAGGGATATGTTAAGTGATTTAACTACTCTTTCTTTCTCCCGATCCGCTCTAATTTGGGTGTACCTACCTCCAGTGAATGCTTGGGTGAAAAATGAAATAGCATCGTTATTTGCTTTGTGCGCCCCTGCGTTTAGGATAGTTTCCGCTTCATCATGATATACCCCCATCCCTGCCTCCTGGTCTTGCATTAGGGCGATATATCCCTCGGTGGTGCCATCAACTGCGAAGGGGTGAAATCGTTTGGGTTTAGGTTTACCGAATGACTCCTTATTTACGTTAGCGGCTGCTTTCTCAAGCAACCAGTTATCCATCGCTAATTTGTAGGCTGCATCTTCCGATTTCAACAGGTCGGCCAATGGTTCCTCACACATCGCTTTGAATGCCGGAGTCTTACCAACCGATACCGGGGCAATCATTATGGCAAATACAATGTTTTTTACATTGTGAAAGTCGGATGTGTAGCAGTTCCCTGCAAGCGAGGATATAGTCCATATCCCGGCGGTAGCGAGAAACTCTGGGCATAGGCTCATTTCAGTTGCTACTTCGTGCAGCGAATTGTTAATAAGTTGTGGGAAAATACTATACGGGTAACCCTGTTCTACAGGTTCGATTCCTATGTGTTTGAGTACGGAATCCCAATCCCTGCCGAGGTGATAGAACAGAATAAACGATGGCGGCAGGCACCACACCGGATACTGCTCTTTATTGTGCCAGTTAGGAAAGTTGCTCATTGATGCGCTGAATATCATTACCCTACGAGCGTTGTAGTACACTTTAGCAGATATGCCGGCTGAATCGCTACCCTTGCGGCGGTAGGCTTGGAACTTGTCATTCTTGCCGTACTTGTAGCCCTGTATAGGTAGCAGCCCTATTGATTGCAGGATAATGTCGAACGCATCATCTGATATTGACTTGTCATATTCTGCCAGTTGCGATTCGCTACCAATTGGGTAGTTAATTGCTTTCTTACTCGGATCGTACTTAGGTTTGTACTCGTTAAAATATTGTGAAACTTCTGTTAGATAGTTGTATTCGGACTCGGTTAGTTCCTGTACATCTTCCATTGATTGATGGAACTCTGTATAACCGGGTGTTGGGTAGGTATAAACCACCGGGCCGTTAGAATATAGGGCAATCACCTCGTTACCCTCCGGCGATTCTGCAAGCGGTGTTTTGCTCGGTAGTGATGCATAGTTAAGCCATACGTGATACCCTGCGTTACGGGTTTGCTCAATGAATACCTTGCTGAATATCTCTGGGGCCTCGTTGGTTATAATTGCCATCCACTTACTGAATAGTTCTTTATCCTTCGTGTTTTTCAGGTCGAAGTCAAGGCATCCGTAGTTATTGCCTGTAAGTATCATTAACCCATTATCCGTAGGGCGCAGATGCAGGTCATCGGGATTAGACCAGTTGCGATGTGATACGGGTTGTTTTGTTGCGGCATCCCATTGTATGGGGATGACTTTGATGCCGAGTGATTGGTAGTCGGTGTATTGGTGCATGGGTGGTGGTGGTTAAAGTTTTATACTGAAATTAGATTTAATTTGTTTTTCCTACTACAGCTCAATATTAATGATATGTAAGATGCGCTAACCTTATAAAATATTGCAGCATCTGTAATAGAATTATGAAATATACCATTACTTGTATCAAGTATAATTTTAGATTTCATTGATGCAAGAGTGTAAAAGTTTTTAGGAAGCTTACCCTTTAGCGATTCCGATATGTTTTTTTTATGAAGTTCATTAAATTTTTTGCCCGTATGAGATTTACTCATTTTTATTTTAGATTCAATACTATGTACACTTTTACCTTTATTTGGGCTAGGCTTACCAATATTAGCTAATCTCAATTTTTGTTTAGTTACATCAGATAGTTTTTTACCTTTATTGTTTTCTGATATTTTTTTTCTTGTTTCTTCACTCCTACATATAAAATTATCATCTTTTTTTGGTAGAAAACAATTCAATCCGTTTTTAGATAATGAATTGTAAATATTACCATAATAAGATTCAAGATTCAACATTTCCTCAATTGTACATTCTGTAATTATTTCAAATTTATGGTTATCTATTCCATATTTAATAAATGAATTGTATAACCTTACTTGAGATTTACAATGTAATCTTTTATAACTTCTAAATCTTTCATTTATATCTGTAGAACTACCTACATAAATTTTTTTACTCGGGGATGTGATTTTATAAATATGTGCCATAAATAAAAAAACCCTCAGAAAAGGGAGCGGTGGTAGTCGCATCCCTAATCTTCGGGCATAAAGTTCTTAATTGTTGCTACCACACAACAATACAAATATACAATTAATTAATTATTGAATCAAATAACGTAAAGAATTGTTCCGGTGTAGATATAAATTCATAGATGCCGCCTGCCTGTCTTTCTTTTTTTTGCTCATCTAATTGATACTGCGATGCTTTATCTTTCCCAACTTTTATTTCTATCATAATGCTTCTGCCTATTCCGTTCTTATCACGAATCGTAGCCGAAATATCAGCCGTTCCCTTTCGTGTTGCCGATGGGATAAACTTCCCGTTAATCTGCCTGCCCATTGTGTTAATGCGTGTAGCACGGTATCCCGACCAGTTCAGATAGTTGATTATAAAAGTAGTCAGTCCATTGGATTTCGTTACCACGGGCGTTGGCGGTGGGGTGTATAATCCATCCTTAACGATGCTCGGTGTACGTTGATTAACGTAGTTGCAATGGGCGTTGTTATAGCGAAATTTCCAGAGGGGGAGTTGTTTCATTAGAATAATGTTGATTGAAGTAAATAAGGTTCTAATCTTTTATTGGCAATATCAATATACTTTTCTGACATTTCGCTGCCGATAAATTTACGGTTAGCCCTTAATGCTGATTCTGCCGTGCTGCCAGTACCCATAAACGGATCGTATATTATACCACCTTCAGGACATCCGGCAAGTATGGGTTTCTTTATCAATTCATCGTTATACGCTGCATAATGCTGATTAGAAGATGGCTTTGTAGGTATATCCCAAAAGTCAGAAACGCTGCCGGGGTTTTTGCCTAATGGGTTTCCTGTTTCGTTTGTTGTGTGTCCTTCGCGATGTTGCCTTGCTCTTGGACTACCAAACATTTCTGCACCTTCTTTAGTTATTTTAGTTGTAGGTATTAAATATGATTTATCTCCCTTTAAGTTTCTACTTTTCCCTCCTTCCTGCCCGGTAAATTCATATTTATATCTTTCAATACTAACTTCCTTAATCTTATCTCTCACCACATCCAAATCAAAATAATACTTTTCTGATTTTACCATAAAGAAAAAATACTCATGCTTTTTACTAAACCTATCAGTAACGGATTCCGGCATACCATTACGCTTTGCCCATACTATATCGTTGCGAACTATCCAACCTCTGTCAATGCAACCAATAGCGAAACGGTGAGGAATAAGGAGTAGGCATTTATGAATTGTTTTAGATTGTTCAATTACTTGTATAGTTGCATTTTTATTTTTAGGGTCAAAAGTACTTTTACCTTTTAATCTGCCCGATTGAGTGCCATAAGTATCCCCCAAATTAACCCAACATGTGCCATTTGGTTTCAATACCCTGTATATTTCATCCATCATTTTCCAAAGGTGTTCAAGGTATTGATGAAACGTAGGCTCTAAACCCCATTGCCCTTTATACCCGTAATCTCTTAACTGCCAGTACGGTGGCGAAGTAATTACACAATCTAAAAAATCATTCGGCATACGTTTTAGCGTTTCCAAACATGGCTCATTGTATATCTTATTGAGTTCAATCATAATAGTGCATTCTTATTCTTGTCAAGATTAGTCAACTGCTTCCCCACCTTATTCGGCAAAGGGTATATCCGTTCAAATTCCTTGTTGCTCATCCATCTTTCGTTAACCCAATGGTAAAGTACACCTTTGCGGATTGTTGCGGTTGTGTTTAGCCGAAAGTATTTGCGTTCAATGTATTGGTGGATGGTCATGGTGTTATTATGCTTGATTGATAAATGCTTCTTTTGTTGCCCCTTTTGTTTGGTTCACCTTTTTTGGTTAACTCAACTCCGAAGTAAACACATTGAGGATATATGCCTAAACCTAAATAAATTTTTATTTTTTCTATTTTAATAGTTCCCGTATTGTCGGTAACAATATCACCAATTTTATATGGATTGTTAGCATAAGCAAACTCTCTATACAATTCTTCTTTTGCCGCTTCAAAACTCATTTTTATTTCCATCAATTTCTTATCGTAAGCTACTTGTGTCATAGTGTGTAAAGTTAAGGGAGGGGTTAATGTGTCCCCTCCCTGGTGAGTTAGAAGGGTAATCCGGAATCTTCAGTAGCCGCCTGTGCAGGTGCAGCATCCTTCTTAGGTGCAAGCGTAACTTTGTTATCAGTCCACACAACCGCCCCATTACCAAAATACGTTTTAGGGGTTTTAGATTCCCTTTCCTCCTTTGTCTGTGAAAGGTAAAGGGATACATTCTGATTGTAGGCATTCGCTTCATCGTTTACTGCGATGGTAAAAGCTACGCCTTTGTCTGCAAGTTGCCATAGTAACTCAAGTTTCGCCTTTGTGATGTAGGCGTTTATTAGTGTTGCCATTGATTCGCCGGTTAATCAGAGCCGGTATGATTTAGAACCACCTACAGGACTCGAACCTGTATCTCCCCATCTTTATGAGGACGTTATCCCAAGCCGATATTTATTTTCGGTTACGCCAAGGTGGTTGCCTGTGTTACTTGTTAAGTGCTTGCATTAGGGAGTCGGCTGCTTCAACAGACCAACGGGAAATTTCATCATCTTTTATACAAGTTTTAGCATTATTTACTAAATACCCTTGCATTGCCATTGCTGCAAAGTATTCACGTTTGCTTAAACCCTTAATTACACAAATATCTGAATGATTAATCGGGAATGGAAATGCTGCATCTTTTGCTTCTTTTTCTAATGCTTCTATTTTTTCTTCGTATGTCATAATCGTACTATTTAAGCGTTACCGCCACACTTGTGGTAGAAGTTTTCGCGGGTGGATAATGAGTTTCTACTTCGCCTGTTTCGGGATGTACTACTTGAATGCCTGATTTCGGAAGTGGTTTATGATATTCTTCATACACCTTTATAGCAGAATTTATAGTACTTTGTTTTTGGTACAATTCATTTAACGTACTATTCCCACATACTGAGTAATCATACTTCACCCCAACCTCCCTAATATCAACTTTCGCATTGTGATACTGAAATGACTTGCCATGTTTTTCTGCATCATCCAGTACGATAGCCTTGTACGCAGGCATTGAGGTTAATTGCTTAACTACTTCCTCTATGCATTTCATTCTGATGTGCAGTTCCATAGGGTTAATGCGGCCCTCTAATACTTCCTGGAATATTTCACGTACAACCTGTGTACGCTCTTCCTTAGTAGTGTGGTTAAATTTAATCAGTTCCATTGTCGGTATTTTTTTTAATTGTTATAGTAATGTTGAAACTATCAATATTTTTTCCCATTTCTACCAAATTAGAGTCATTATGGTTTTTATGGAAATTAGTAATTGTTATTTTATAAACTTCTTTTAATGAAATGTTTTTATCTAATTTAATCAATTCATCAATTAATTTAATCAGTTCCATTGTCTTGGGTGTTTAAAAGGTTAAAGGTATTTTGTTGTGCTTCAGTTAGTTGGCATTCAGTTTTCACCCAATCGTAAACGGTTACGGTTGATCCTTTGATACATTCCCCATCTTGAATTTTTACGATAGCGGATTGGAATTGCTCATCTGTTAGGATGCGTTTGGTTTTCCATGCATCGGCAGCAATGTCGTATATGCTGCCATTAATATGCCCTACTGATTCCATTTCCTCCGGTACGTACACCGGCCCTGCAAACACATCCGGGGTGTACCACTTAACACCGTTACTCATCGCCCTCGCAAATAGCATATTACGAGGGAATTTGTCAGTATTTTTAGTACCTGCTTTCTTTGCATCTTCAATAGTGAAGGTAGATGTACCTATCATTTCAGCACCTTCATAGTAATCAATAGAGCATACTTTATCAGTTTGCTGCATTACCTTGTAATTGTACTTACCCGATGCTTTTACCATTGCAGCCATAACGCCTGCCCCAATGGTTGGCTTACCCTGAATGATGTGGATGCCGGACATAGCGGCAAAAGGTGCGATACCCAACTCAGCACCTGCTTGTATCTTAACGATTGCTTGAGCAGCGGATTTGATGTCGGGAAACATTCCAGACTCCGCAAACGCCTTACCGATGCTCATTATTTCGGTGGCGGTGTGTTTTACGATGTTCATGTGTTTTTGATTTAGGACCCAAAGATGGAATATAGTTTTGATATTGCCAAATATATTTTGTAGGTTTGTAAAAATATATTTTATATGGAACAACTGAAACAACTATTCAAAGGTCAACACGTATTCAACTTATCCGCCATTGAGCGTAAAGCAGGCATCCGCAAACTGAAACTGCATGAATTTGTGAACGGCAAGGCAGAATTATCGTATTCGGAGTGTCTGAAAATCAATAAGATAGTGGAAAATGCAACTAAATTGCAAAAATAATTCCAAATATATTTGGGTGGTATTGGAATGTAAATGTATATTTGTGTAACAAAACCAAACAACATGACAACGATTAACTCTAACACCACGATTACTGCAAAATCAATTTGCGATTCTGATTGTATTTTTACTGCTTATGTAGTAGAAAGAAAAGGCGATTATGTAAGATTACAAATGGATGGCAAAACATTCAGCAAAAAAGTTAAGAAGTCATTTGATGGTAGCGAATATGTTTTAGCTTTAGGTAGTTACTCAATGGCTCCTGCATTTAAATAACGTTTTACGGGGTGCAGCATCCGCCAAACTGCCTAACACATGAACACCTACCTCATCTACTTCAACAACATTCTGCGAGATATTATACTCGCTCAAAGTTTACACGATGCGAAGAAGCAATGTATTCGGATTAGGCGGGATAATAAATACACCGGAGTTTTAACTATTCATTCATTATATTAATTGTATGATAATTCACAATTCATTCCCGAACGAACCATTCCCTTGTTTAGTGCAAGTTAATTGGACTAAAGAAACAGGATTTTATTTAGCTGAAAACTTCCAAGATGGATTAGATAGTTATAATAACCTTGGCAATCTTGTTGCCATCTTCAAATGTAAACCCAAACTCAAACCATAAAAACCAAACACATGACAACAGTAGTACTTTCAACCCCGCAATTAGCCCAGCAGTATGCAGAGCGTACTGGCTTACAGTATGACCGAAAAGGCAACTCTTTCGTATGCTACGATGATTCGGGCGAGCCTATCTACACGATTAAATTCTACATGCAGCGCACGGAGTTAGTAGATATTCGCACGGTGTATGAAATCTTTAGTCCGAACGCTAATAGGTATGAGGAATATCCGACAAAGGAGCGTATGCTTGAAGATTTGGATTTTAACGAAATGCACATACCTTATAAGTCTATCCGTTCAACGTATAACAATGGGGCTATTTTGGTAAGCCGGGAATTAATGCAGGAGTTGTTTGCCTTGCCATTTAGCGCAGAATTGCTTAACTTACAAGGGCATGGTTAGTTTTGGTTTCCCCCTGGCAGCGATGTCGGGGGGTTTTTATCACTTTAATTTTAAACAATGACTCATGCTAACCAAAAAACTCAAAACAGAACGCTTAAACGCATCCCCCTTTATTACTCTTTACTTGCCATCCACGCCAAAACAAAGGATAAGCTACTTTGCGCTCCCAGGTATGAAAGGGAAAGTCAATGTACCTATCGTATTAAATTCAAAACTGCAAATAGATAATATAATTAAGACTTGCAGTAATTACTTCCGGATTTCGTTTGAGTCTTTGCAATCCAAAAGCCGAATGAGAAATATAGTAGTAGCCCGTCACATTACGATGTGGTACCTGCTGAATCAAACGGAAATTACCTTATCAGATGTAGGCGCAATATTCGGTAGCAGAGATCATACCACCGTTATACACGCTAAGAAATCAGTTAATGATAGCCTTACTTCTAAGTTCGATAACGAGTACAAAACCCATATTGAAAACCTTAACGTAATTTTATGATTTACATTATTGCAGCAATGTTCTTCGGTACTCTTATCATGGCATACAGAATCGGTGAGTATGAGAATAAACATCGTAATAAAGATAAGTAAGAAACGTGGGTTGTAAAGCATAAACGGACACCCAGTAACAAAAGTCAGCATTGCCGGATAGGTGGAAGGCCTATCATTTCTCCACCTTCCTATACCCCTCCTGCCATAACACCGCACATAACCGCTTAGACTTCCGTACGATGGCAGTTTCCGACTCCAAAGGATACAGGATGTGTAACGCTTCGTGAATGGTTATCTCCAATTTATGCTTAGGCTTCAGTCGGCTATCTATCTCAATGGTATTACTATCAATGTGGGCTAATCCATACGCTTTTTCCTTCCCTAACTTGCGATGGATTACTTTCATTTTACAGGACTTTACCTTTATAAATTCTCTTATTCCGAAACTCAAACTCATCCCCATCCGTATCAATTATGGCGAATCCATGATTCCATTTATTGAGCGGCATGTATGCCGGATGCAGTTCCGATAGGCACCCGATACTAAATGTGGTTACCATCTTCCCGGCGAGTGTCGGTTCGGTGTGTTCAGAGGTCTGGTGATTATGGCCTTGAAAGCAGGATACTTTAGATCGCAGAAATAACCCCCTTGCAGGATTTACCGGGGCTGATATTCCCCCTACGTACTCATGCCCGTGTATGCCCCATAAATGCCCAATTTGCATAGGGCGTTTATTATCTATTATTTCAATTCCTTCTGCCCTTGCTTTGAGGATATTGGTAAACTCAAATTCTTCTACCCCTACCAACTCCCCGGCTTTCTCTTGCAGGAAATGTTCGTACCGCTCCTCATGATTGCCAACCTTAAAGTATATTTTGCAGTTGAAGGTGCTTTTGATAATGTTAAATAATTCCTTAAAGGTATCTAACTCCTGCTTAAAGTTCCTTTTCTTTGGGTCTTTAATAAACCTACTTAACCTGTGGCAATCTATAGTATCCCCGTTAAGCAGTATTGCATCCGGTTTCTCCTTTACTGCGAAATCAAATGCAGCCGTTAACGCTTCGATAGAATGATATGGTACGTGGATGTCGGATAATACTAAAATACGTTTGTGTCCTTTAATCTTGTAGGGTGTGAAGTCTGCCTCATCGGAAGCAGGTAGTTTATACGGGTTTTTCGGTCTGTCATTCGGCATATAATATTTGGTTTTGATTGCTTTTTCCGGACTCTGATTCTTTCCCTCAATCCTTCGCAGAATACTTCGGGCTGCTTCTACGTGCTTAAACGATAGCTTATTTTCGGCATACATTATACGTGCAAGTTTGAGCGATGGCATTTGCATACCGTACTTATCCCTGTATGAACGTGCTATATCGGATAGAGTCATAAACTTGCTTCCACAATCATTTGAGCGATTGAAGTTTTGTAAGTTACCCCAGCCTTTACAACGAACCCCTGCAATATCCAAACACCTGGCACATCTATATCTCCCACCGTTGTAGTGTAGGTTATCTCATGGTTAGCGATAACGGTTGCCCCCCATGACCCTGTTTCACCGTTGGGTTTTTTATAGTAGATGTCAGATGAAGTAGGGTTGTGTAGATTAACCCCTGTTTCTGTTAGCTTTATTGTTACGTTGGTGCCGTTGTATATCATGATTCAAATATTGATGTGATTGTTACGTTATAATGATTTGATTCCTGTATTGTTACGGTTGTGCTTTGTTCGTTATCAATGGTAACGGTATTATTCTGTTGACTAACAATATTAACCTGTGTAGTTTGCGCTGATTGAATTGTTACGTTAGAATTGAACTGATACAAAGGTACTATGAGATTCGCATCAAAACCTGTGAGTATAAATATGCCACGTTCGGCGGTGAGGGTTGCATCCCCTTCTTTCTGCAAAGTGGCATCGTTGCCTGTGAGTAGGTAAGTGCCTTTATCCGCTACAAGTGTGCGAAGTATGTCTATTGTGGCTGCGTTGCCTACAAGTGTAAATGTTCCCCTATCGGCTACTATTCTGCGACTTGCTATAACCCCGGCATCGCTTCCGGTAAGTACAAATGTGCCTCTGTCGGCTGCAACTGATTTGACTACTTGAAAGTTGGCATCGAATCCTGTGAGTACGTACGTTGATTGATCGGCTGCGATTCTACGTGCTGCGGTTGTGCCTGCATCGTTTCCGGTGAGCGTGTATGTTGCCGTATCGGCTACAATGGTTTTGCCGAGTTGGAAGTTAGCATCGCCACCGGTGAGAGTAAAGGCTGCTACCGTTGCAGCTATCTGAAATGCACTTCTTAAATCTACTACGTTACCCGTTAGGGTGTATTCACCCCTATCCGCAACAATGGTATTGCCTGTTGCACCAGTATTACGTAATAGCGTTAAAAGCATCCTTTGCCTCGGTTAATTCAGTTGTTAATTGTATGGCTGCCTTCAAATCTCCCCTCTGCTTTGCGGCAGAAATCAGCATCTCAAGTTGGTTGATTTGCCGTGATAATATTTCTTTAGTTTCTGCCTGTGTCATTAGATTGCCATTTGTCTAAACATTAGAGTTGATGTGTTCATGAGCATATAAATATAAACTATCACCGTTGCCCCATCCTGATACTCCACATCGAAAGCCGTATCCCCAACGATGGCAGCGCCTTGCACTACAGGCATCGTATTCCATCCATCCATCGCATTACCTGCTATATGGTATTTGAACCACCTGTTTGTGGCATCCTTTTGTATGTAGATGTTATCCCCGTAGTACGCATACTTTGTACCTGTGGTAAATGTTTCCGTTGCAGGTGCATACGTTACCCCCGATACCCATGTGTTGGCGGCAATGTCATAGTAATCAAGTACGGCACCTGCACTACCTCTGAATGAGTAGATTCTGCGCCCGTTGATTATTGCATTTTCGGAAGTCCATGCAGTTGCACTTACGCCCCATATCCAATGCCCTGACATCCCCGCTCCGGGTGCTGCTGCCCTTGCTGCACCGGGGGATAAGGTACTCCAGGTGTTGGCACCTATATCGTATCGGTACATGGTAACTGCACCGTTACCCATGTAGTAAAGGAAGTTATCATTCCCGCTAATCTGATATACTGAAGTAGCATCCGGGGTTGTAGTCCACGTTGCAACGGTGAGCGTGTCGGTTGTGTTTGCCGTAATCGTACGAAGTTGCCCTGCACCTGTACCACTAACGATTCTAACCTGTGAGTTAATCCATTGAGATGCAGTCCATGTCTTTGTGTTATTTACAAGAGTTGTACCGGTTGCGGAGGTTGCAGTACCTGTAGCAAGTGGCACATAATCCTGGTCATACCATGAAGGTGTTGCTATCAGTTTGCCATCCGTGGCAAGTGATGCAGCCAATCCGGTTTGAGATAGGGTAGTCCATGTATTTGTTGCGTAGTCATATTTACGGAAAGAACCTGCTGCCAAAGTACCTGCACCCAGTACATACCATACCGGAGTGCATAAACGATAAACCGTAGATGCAGAGAAAGCCGATGCCTGCGTAGCTACGGTAATAATTGCGTTAGTTCCAATAGTGTTAGAAACGATTTGCAGCGTAACTCCTGCGTTAGGCCCGGATAAGATGTGTATTGAATACCCTGCAAGTGAGCGGGCGATAGTTTGGTTGGTTGTAATTGTAGAGGTAGTACCTGCGGTTGCAGTCAGCGATGCGGCAATAGTTGTACCTGTACTCCATGCCCCTGCGGTAGCGGATGCCCCGGCTGATACCGACCCGGCTAATGCAGGCGAAGGGAGCTGCACCCATCCATCTTCATTAGGGTTGTAAAGCCATGCGGTAGTTGCACCGTTGACATACAACTGATTCTGTTTAAAGTGCCGGGAAGATGCAATAAAAGCACCTGCTGCTGATGCCGAAGGTGCAGGGGTTACTTGTTCCCATCTCTTTAAATCTAATATCTGTCTATTTCCGTTTGTAGTAGCCATTATGTTACGTTTATATTTCTTCTTAAATTATCGGCAGTCATTCTCTCAAATGATTGAACCTGTGAGTTAGCAGCCACACCGCCAATGGTTGCAAGGTTGGTTATGTTCCAGGTACCTGATTGGTTGGCAGATACCGTACCGGATACAGGCGAAGTAACCCCCGATGGGTCAACAAGCATACGCCCTGTGAGCGGGTTAACCTGCGCAAGTCCGATAGTACGTGTTAAAGCGTGTATAGCCATCCTCATAGCCTCTATCGCCTGCATTAACTCCTGTGTTGCGGTAACGGGCAGAGGGGTAGTTTCGTTTACATCGTTAGCAACTCCATCTGAACCCCATGTAGGCTTCACCCTTTGAAACAGGATACCCCCTATATCATCTGCTGCGATTGTTGCACCGCTCCCCGGTGTATATCCTACGTTATCTGCCATTATTGTATTGTTAATAGTCCATTCGTGCCATCAAAGTCAACTGCCAAAGATTCACCGCTATTCAAAGTGAGAGATGTGCCGTAATCATACCACCCTATCAAAGGCCCGCCCGCAGCCGTAGAGTTGTAAACTACTAAGTATCTGAATGGCCCGGTACTACCGCCTGTAGATGTCAGGGTAATGTCATTCACTACCAACTTATAAAGCCCTCCAGTCTGCGAAGATGCAGAAGTTGTAAGGTTACGAGTAGAAAGGTTGGTGTATGTAATTTGCGTAATGTCTGCAAGCACACTATTTGCCGAGGTCGGTAAGGTATTAGTTAACGCAAGTGTTAATTGGTCAGAGCCAAGATTATGCACCTTCTCCGCTACTGCTTCAACAAAGGGGTTGAATTTATTAAATACTGCCATGATTTATAATTGTAGTGTAAAATTACATCAATTCCTTAAGCAAAATTGCCGCCCCGACTTGCTTGCTCACGGCTTCGGGATTGTACTTACCATCCGCTACGAATTTGCCCTTATCGTAATGGTCAGAGTAACTCCAGAGGTAAGGCGTAGCAACCGAGCGCTTGCGGTACCCGAATCCGTTATTCGCTTCAAAACGATACAACATATCCTGCACCCCCCAATCTTGCCATTTGTGCCAATTCTTTAACCTAAACCAATCTTCTGCCGATTCCTCCCATGTATATGACTTACCGAATTGCGGAGGGAGTAATGGCCGTCCGGCCGGTACTTGCCAGGTACGAGCGGTTAACGGATCGCCATTGTGAATATGCTTACTGAAATTGCAACTGCCTTCTAAGTAGTGAACTATCCCCAGCGCATACCACGGGCATTTGAGATTGAGTTTAGCGGTAACGGATAAGTAACGCTGCTTGCCTTTATTGATTAGTGCAACGGCTTTTGCTATTTCGGCTGCTTTATCTTCATCCACTTGCATGGAATCAAACATCGCCTTATACTCAATTAAAGAAACGATTGGTTTTACGGATGCCATAGATTATAATTATTACAATACCTCCGATTATAATTCCGATAAAAGGTACGCGATTTGATTTCTTACTGCTTGTTGATTCTACTTTGCTAAGTGCAACCGTATTACTCACACTGCCCGATACGCTATCCTTTATAATGCCATTGAACGTATTTGTTCGCTGCTGATATGCGTTCGTGTAGATTATGCGTTGCCGTAATACAGGTACATCTTTATACACGGTATCGTATAGTTCAATAGTCTTTGTATTAAATTCCTGTAGTTCGGTTACGATGCGGGAAGTGTCAATAACTTTAACGTGTACGGTATCACGTAGGTATATTGTTGTAGATTGTTCCTGTTTAGTGGTTTGAGATTTCTTTACACTATTGCATGATGTCATAATCAGCACGAATAGCAAAGCCATAGCAAGTAACCACCATTTAACCCAACTGTCCGAATTATTCGGGCTTTTCATCGATAGCTGCATATTGTTCGCCGTTTGCGAGGATTGCGGAAAATACCTCTAATAATGTAGGAAGGAAAGCTATTACCGTTGCCACGCTTGCCATTTGGTGGTCGGTAAGTTTGAATATCTGAAATACTGCCAACACGGTGGGGCCGGATAACAACCCGATAACCCTTTTGGATTTGCGGTACCATTTCGGGGCGGGGTAGTTTACATTAGTCAGTCCTATGCTTGTCTTTGCCATGTTTGAATTTTTGTATGTTTACGATAATAGTAACGATTGCCGATAGTATTGTGCAGTAGGTAGCCACCTGCGAGGCGGTAACGTGTGCTAACATCCATAAACCCATTGTGAATAGTAACCCCTTTACCGATGTGCTATCTACGTGCTGCTCCATTATTTCTTTTTTTGAACTTTATACAATGAGATGATATAATTATCTATAAGTTTTGCATAGTTACCCCATTGTTCTAAAATAGAAGGCGGTATTGGTATGTTTGCATCCATTACTTTACGGCCTTTCTTATCATAGGCCACCACGTATGCCGTACATCCGGCTTGACTATCTCCTGTGAGTCCGAATATACTCCACGTTATTTGCGAAGTGGTATCTTTTGTAAACTTGTTGGACTCAACATCTTTGATTTGTATTGAGTGTGGAATAGTATCCGTTTGCGTTTGCACTTGCACGGGTGCGGGTGCGGTTGTAGATAGTGCGATTGAAAGGGCGATTGCTGTTATCATATTACAAAGTTATTAGAATTTAGCGATTATTTTCCAGTTGGTGCCATCGCACATTATTTGCACGGTGGCATATTGTACGGATAGTGAATAAGTAGCAGCCCCATCAATAGTTTCGGATGCGTTGCCATCAACGGTAATTGTACCCGCTCCACTATTCTTAATGATTAGTATTCTACCTGTGCGACCCGATGATGCAGGAAGGGTAACGGTGAAAGTACCGGAAGTACAATCAATAACGTAATCATCATTCGTGGCGGTGTATGCACCTGTTTTGGTAACGTAGGCTTGTCTAAACCCTGTTCCTTTTATGGGGCCGGTTACGTTTATTTTATCCACTCCGTTATCAGCAACTCCATTAACATTTAAACTTGTATTTAAATCTAATGACCCTGAATGCTTTAATACTGCAGTATAATAAGTACCTGTTGAATTTGTTACCCCTAAAGTTAAATCCAACGGTGTATGAGTTCCAACGGCTCCATTTTGAATAAAGACAATATTACCAGAATTTCCGGTATAATTACTATTACCACTACCTGCTACGGCAAGTTGAAAAAGGTAATCTCCATTTAATGTAGCCCCATAACTACCGAAAGTATTATTTTTTGTGGCTTTAAAATCCCATGAGTTATACACTTGCGTTCCGGCAGTTGCATTATTTACAAAATAATAAAATATAGCTGAATTACCGGGAGTTGGATGAAATTGATAACCTACAGATGAATTAAAAAATGATGTTGTAGGCATATTATAACCAATTTGCCCCAAATTATTTACTACCATTGTATTTCTGCTGCCTACAACGTCATTAATACGAAATAATCTATTCCCACTATTGTAATCATTACCTGCCCTCCATTGAGTAGTACCTGCATTTTGAAAATCTATGTATGCGTTTGTAGTGCCTGTTCCATTTAATAAAGCAAGGTTATTACCTGTACCTGTTGCCTTTAGTACTGTTGCTATTGCACTCCCACTCACCTGCAATTTATCAACTCCGTTATCGGTGTTGGTGTTTATTAGGGTAGTTCCTGATACTGATAGTTTAGCAGCGGGAGTAGTGTAACCTATTCCCACATTGCCTGTTGAATTTATATAAAAAGGATAATTACTTGAGGTATTATTCCATATTCCTATATCTCCGCTGCCGTTTACCCCTAATGTATATGAAGATGCAGGGCCTGTATTATTTAAAGTTAATGCAGGTAATGATCCTTGTATTTGTAATTGTTTTACAAATCCGGCAGTATTAGTTGGAAATGTAGAACCTATACCAATATTTCCATTTGTATTAATAGTCATAGCCAATGCCGAAGCCGAATCCACAATGGATGAATTGCCGAGCGTTGTACCTGCAGTGAACTTTGGCACATAATTCGTAGTACCACTACCCCCAATACTCCCACCGCCACCTGAACCAACCTTTACCCATGTACGCTTGTACTTAATGTACAGAGAACTATCAGCCGGCCTTATCAGTATCTGCGAACTATCAGCCGCAACCCCGGCGGCGGTGTCCTTAGTGGGAATACCCAAACCATTAACGTAACGTACCTTACTACCCGTTTGCTGCCATTGAGCGGATGCTGATAGGCTGCATAAAGTAAGGGTAATTAATAATAATCTTTGTAACATAGTATAGGTTTATTGAACTAAAATAATAATTTTTTCCCCTGTAAAGAACGGCACTCCGGCATCTACTTCGAGCGTACCACTTGAGATAGTCCACTTTGCCCCTGTACCCGGTGTTCCCGAATAAACAATGGTTTCAAACGATGTACCGCCACGTGAACCGTATAACATAGTTTTCCCCGCCCCACCCGGTATAACGATAGATGTTTCCCCACCTCCGGCGGTGTATTGTAATACCTGTGTAGTAGTTCCGCTAATAACCACCCCTGTAGGCGTTATGGTTGTGCCTGCTAAGGAATACGCCCCTGTACCCTGATAGTTTACTTGGTAGGTGCTAATGTTCTTATTATTGCCCTGTAATGAAATTGATTGCAGCCACACCAATCCTGATACAATAACCAAACCTCCGGCAGTACCGTTATCAATCACGAATTTGAAAGATACTATCTCCCTGGCAAGTTGGGAGTTGAGCATAAACAGGTAAGAATAGTCATCCAGTACAACCAATCCATCGCAGGAGATTGACCACGATGCAACATCCGGGCGGGATTCTTTGAACCATGCGGATGCTATTCCTGTGGTTTCCATCTCATTCACATTCACGCTGAATGTGCAATTCCTTGCACACGCTATTAGCGTATCAGTCATTGCGATTGAGTTGTATCTGTATATGTTTAGCTTTTGGCCGGTTACGGGGGTCATATTATTAGCATTGTGCGCCTTGTTCTAAATCGGTGCCTGTTAAAGTAAATGGTGTACCCTGTGCGCATACAAACTGCCCAGGGGTTAATGTTGCAGCCGGGTAAGAAGTTCCATCACATGCAACGTAATCGCCTAACCAGTTGGCTGCTGAATTATTGTACCAATTAAAGCAGGGTGTTGGCGGTGTTGGCGGTATTGAACTTACTAATGTGTACGGCAAATTAGTATTAGATACCTCTAATGCAGTACCGGATATTGTGTTGTTAACGTAATCTAATGTGCAACTGCTATACGTAAACCTTGCAGTATTTATGCTAATTACGGATGTTGGGTCTTCGACTCCAAAGTTATCAACCAACCCGATTACTTTTGATCCGGTGAATAAATTGTATTGCGTTAATTGTAGGTTAATATTTGCTTTGCCGTAAATATTATACAATTGGCTAAATAGTAACGCAGTCAAATTGGCGTAAGAGGGGCCACCGGAAAACCGAGAAAATGTTACAAGTGCATTATCTGAAACGGATAAAATAGATTGTATTTGCGATACGTTAGTTGATGGGAATGGCCCGCCAATGGGCGAGTTAATAGACTTCTTATAAAGGTTATTAGATGTCTGATTGTATAAAGTTTGCTTTTTTGCTAACGTAGATGAACCTGTCTTTTTTAGATTAGCAATAAATACGGATGTTATTCCTGATGATAAAGCCCGAAAAGATATAGTTAGATTGCCTGTAGCGGGTGCAGGTAGTGTTGTTATTGTTCGAGTCTGAAAGGTGGTATTTGTTATTTCATCATCATAGTATTGAGTTGCACCCCACGCCCCTGCACCTGATATTAGTTTTGCATAGTTTGTAGTTGACATTCCTGATGTAATCTTTATTTCTACACCTAAATTACCTATAACATTGCATTTGGTTTGATATTCTATTGTAATAATATCTCCCTCATTTACAACCCCACAGGATAAAGCGTTTAGAGTAGTATTAGTACTACCGGATGTGATTTGCGCTCCATAGATTCCATCAACCGTAGTCATTGTAAAAGTACCACCTGTGCCAAGCGACCTACTCCAATTAGTGGGTATGCCAGTACCGTAGTCAAGCAAAAACATATTGCCGTTATCAACCGTGTTTTGTGCATAGTTTAAATCAGATATAACCTCAAGCGATGTAAAGCCCTTTTTGATTACTTTAGTTTGGCTATTATCAATAAAGTAATAAGGTGTACTAACATCACTTAGGTATGGGGTAATTCTTCTGTTAATGTTAACCGTACTCAAGGTATCGGTTGCGCTTGTGCTATCGGTACGAAATACACGCAGCGTATCGGATGCCCTTTCGTTCACCGAGGTAATCCACCACTCACCGCCTGATTGATATAGCTGCGCTCCATGTGCCACACAAATATCCTGTAACACATCGTAACAACTTTTGAACGTATAATCATTGTTAGTCCAAGTAGTTGGGAATATGTGAGTTTTGCGGATATAAGATTCAGCCGTACTATGGGCGGTAGCATAATAATTTATAGCCGAATTAATATAGATTGTAACCGGATAAGCTATATTCAGTAAGCAGTTGCGGATAATTTGCAGTAGCGATTCGGATGTGTTAATTGTTGCGGATGAAGGTTGATATGGTACGGTTTTGAGCAACCCTAATCCATCCACACAAATTATATCAACAAAGTTTCTGCCAGTTGTAAATTGTATGGCTATGCTATCCATTAATACAAACCCCTGCCATATAAAGTACGTTCCATTATTGGCAGCAAAACGCACGTAATACTTCCTGTCATCCGTAGAAACTAAATCCGGGTAAGGCCCTGTAAAATCGGTGAAGTCTGCCCGGATGTTAAAGATAGTCGGCAGTATTGGTTGGAATGGGTCATCACCAGAACCTGCGCAGGTTAGCACAAACGGACTCATACCGGAGTTTACATTGTACTCCGGCCCTGTGTAGCCGTTTTCCCACATTTCAGCCGTATAGGTTAACCCCGATTTGCTGATAGCTGAAAATATGTATTTCTTGCCGTATGCCATTTTAGTTTGTTAACCCTCTGAAGGTGTTTGTTCTTTGCTGACTTAACCAAATATCCTGCCCCTGTATTCTACCCTCAACTATCACTCTGCTTGCGCCACTCCCCCCCATTTGCGATGCCGATGCAATGATTTGTTTCATCTGGTCGGGGCGTACAATATGCTCTGTGCCGTGTAGCATTACAGGATAGCCGGATTGTGGGCCGGAAACGGTACCGCCTTCAGCGAAGCCTAATAACTTGCCGAACCCCTTTAGGAATCCACCTGCTTTACTTGCCCCGCCCACCGGATTGATAGCTGATAGTATTGCCTGGAATATTGCCGCCTTAGCTGCTGCCATTGCAATATCAATAGCCAACTGCTTAAACATATTACCAAACGCTTCACCAATATTACCTCCGTTAGCCATTGCATTTGCTATACCTGTGATGCCCTGCATTGCTCTATCGGTCAACTGATTTGCTAATTCAACACGGGCATTCTTTTGGTCATCTAATTCAATTTGCCTTGCAGTAATTTCATTTAATTGAGCATTACTATCCATCCTTAGTTTGAGATTGGTTAGGTCTTTCTCTTTTGCTTTCTCTTGCGTAATAAAGCCCTGCCCCATCATCTGTGCCTGTAACCGCTTGTATATTTGGATTTGCTCTTCTAAAACTTTGTTTTCATCTTTTACTGCAACCTCTTTAGTCTTGCCGCCGGGCGGAGGTGGCGGCTCTTTAGTTGATATTGTAGCATTTTTAGCAGCAATCTCCTCAAGTTGATTTATCTTTTTTAATTCCTCCGCTATCTGTTTTTGTAATGCAAGCCTTTTTTGTGCAAATGTATTTAATACAATTTGTTGCTCTTGCGCTTTAGTGGAATATGCCCCAGTACCGCCAACTCCTCCCATAGCAGTTGACTTCCCCTCTGCTTTTTTAAAATCTTCTATTGCCTTTGTCCTTTGATTAATTAACTCTATTTCAAGTTCTAATCTTTTTTGTTCAATAGGTGCTGCTAATGCCATTGCTGCTTTTGCAATAGATTCTTTTCGCAGTGATTCTAATAATAATTCATGTGCTTTTGTAGCTTTACCTACTAATATATCTTCATCTGAATAACCTTTCAGATACTCCCCATACTTTTCACGTAATTGATTTATTGCATTTAATCTAACATTCATTTGATTGTTAGAATCTTGAGCAGATTTGAATAAAGTATCTAATGCAACTTTTTCTTCTGAAAGTGTTTTTACATATCCTTGATTAACCTTATCAGCAAGAGTCATAGTACCAAATAATCCCTCTAATCCACGAGTCCAAGCACCTGTACCATTTTGAGCAAACTGCAACCCTGCAACAAGTGCTGAAATACCTAACCCCAATGCCCCGGCAGCAGGGAGAATATTTGTTAAGTTATTTGCAATGGCATTAAACCCATAAGGTAAATCCTGTAATACCCTACTCATTCCGGTAAAATCACTACCAAGTTTTTTAGTTGCACCGCCCGCTTTACCCCCTGCAACCGATACGCCATCCAAAGATGTAACCGTTTCACGCATGGCAAGCAACGCCTGCTTATTATCTGCCGTTAATACTATTTTGAGGGTTTCAACTGCCATCTTATATTGCTTGACTAAGTTTCTTCATGTTCTCGATAAATTGTTCCTGTGTTAATCTCTCTCCCCGATCCGGTTGCTCATCTGTTGACAAAGGTAAGAACTCTCCTATATCTTTTCGCTTGCCGGATTCGGTGTTAGTGCAATAAATGATATATGCTATCATTCGTGTACGTTGCCATTCGGCTAACTGCTTTGCTTCGTAACCTTTCCTATAAAGCAAAAATTCTCGCCATGTAGCCCTCCAAAAACCTTCGATGGTCATTCCGGCTTCAATGGCGAGAACAAGTATCTCATCCCAAGTCTTTTCCCTTAACTTTTTTTTTCTTCCTGTGGCTTTTCATCCGTTGGCACATCCGGTGTCATACACTTTATAGTATAGTGGATAAACTCATTCACCGCCTTACCATTCGCCCCGCCCGCTTCATCTATGTACCTTGCAGCAGTCCTATCATCTATCACTAACCCTGCGCTCTCACTTGCTGCCTGTACCATTGTTATAATATGCTTGAAGGAAAACACCTCACCGTTATACAGGCTTAACAACTTGCTGATAGGAATATCCCCATTCAGTTCGCAGTAGCGGTGCATCGCCCATGTACCCCATTCCAATTTTACAACACCCCCCGAAATCTGTAGTTCGTATGGCGTCATAAATTAGTACGTTTTAGTTTGGGTCATTGGCGCACTTTGAACACCAAACTCTGCATCGAACTTCATCAAGTCTTTATCCTTTGCATCCAATTTTATAGAGGTAACAAAGATATTACCCGTGTAAACGATGTCGCCGGATACAGGAGATGCAGGACCGAACTTAGCAGCAACTACTGCCTTGCTACCTACCAAAGAATACAACCGCTCGTAGCTTTCTTTATCGATTGTGCCTGTTTGGTCGATTGCATTACCGCTAACCGAAATAGTTTGCATTACGCTATCACCAGGCAGTTGTTGGTCGCCACATTTAGAATCGGCATCAATGGCATCTCTTTTTACATCCATTGATACAGAAGTTAAACACGCAACAGGGAGAAACGTAGAATTATTATCCCAGTCAATTTGCAGAATTATATCTCTGCCGTTTACGAAAGTGTATGCCATTTTATATTGTTTGAGTGATTACAAAGGTATAACGAATTATTACACGAAAAGTATTGTCCGATGGGTCTAAATCTTCAAGGTTGTTTATACTCTCACATACCACGTTTTTACAATCCCAACCAACGGGCAAAGTAACTACCGTATCGGAATTTATACCGCCCACAACCAACTCTGCTATTTGCTCTGCTCGTTTGAATCCGAAGTTGCTGCCCTTAGTTACTATATCCACGTTAGCCGATACCTCAAATTGAAAGCAGTCTTTCCCTTCGCCCTGATTAGCAGTTCGCGAACTGATAACAATATACTCCCCATCCGCATCCGTTGGGGTCATGCCATCGTAAACATCTATGTAGGCGTATGCCTGTAGCCGGGCAACTAACCATTGTTTTATCGGTATGGCGGGGTTTTTCATTATCATGAGAATAGTGCTTTTAGGCGTTTGAGTAGGGCAGGCTTTTCTTTCTCATAGGCTGGTATCATAAATGGTTGCGCAGGCACCCCGTTATTTAATATAGCCCTAAATATGGGAAAAGTATATTTTGGGTCAATGCCTTTGCGCTTAATCCAAAACTCAATCGCACTCCATAAGCCTTTACCGCTTTTCCCTTTAGCTTTATATTGGGCTGCAAATGCTTCATACCCTGCAGGAATTTTAACTTGAGACTTCTTTTTACCTGCCGTACCGAACTCCACATACGGAGCATACTCAACCGTACTGAATACTGATTTGAATAATGAATTACCAATATCAATATTGAAACTACCTTTTAATTTTCCTAAATTACCGGGGGCGGTTCTTGCTGCCATCCTTTGTATATTTATGGATGATGTATCAAGTTCGGCCGATAGCCCTTTTGTAGCCTTTGCATCAATCTTCTTAATGGCATCCTCTACCTGCTTTATCCCCGATATGTCAAGCGAAAACCCTGCCATTATCTAAATATTGTGATTTCGTAATATTCCTTCCTATTCTCTATATCCGTAATCGAATGGATTGTATAATCCAACCCATTAATCTGTATTTTATACGTGTTATCAAAGGTGAGGGGGTAGCGGATATAAATCCTTGCCGAATCGGTGAAAGTTACCTCCGCTGATAATAATTGTCGGTCTTGCCCGAGCGGTACATACATGCCCCAAATCGTACTGCCTGCCGCATAGGTAACCGTAAAGCCCCCCTCACTATCGGTTAAGGTAGTAGGCACCATTAATACCATAGGCTCAATAAGTAATTCAGCCGATAGGAACCTTGGGCTATTTCCTTTTATTCTCATAGGATTGGCGAAGTTTTAGAGTACATTTGGCACGTTCTCCACGCCTTTTGGCATACACCCATCGTTTCATCGAACGCCCCTCTATTCTCATACAAGTGATTCACCTGGTCAAGTATAGCCGTTTTCAACGCCGTAGGTAATGCGGTGAATCCGACATTATACTCCGCACGCATTTTGTCAATAGCAGGGAATGTTATAACCGGATGCTTGCCGCCCATGATAGTTTTATCAGTTAGTTCGGTGCCTGTGGTTACATCGTACAAAGTAATAGATGAAGTTATCGGGCCGTGTGGGAATTGAAACCATCCCCCTTTATTGCAGAACCATACCTCGGCCTGCTTAGTGATAAGGGATAGCCCTGTGGCTTTCTCAATAATCATTCGGGCAGCACGTATCATTTCGGATATTTGCGCATCTTCAGAGGTATGCGAAACACGAATGTATAATTTCGCCTCCGCAAGCGT